GTAGGAGAGGTCGCATGATGACGGTAATTTTACACACGTTTGAGAACTGGCTTTGGGTCGCATGATCTCACAGAGTTGGTCGATACGAGAAGTACCACTCTTGAACTCTATGATATCCTTAGGGATATCCTCTGTCAATAGATCACGCTGCTCGAGCTGAAAAGCCTCGGCGAGTACTGATAAAATAAAATCACTCTCATTTTTCTTTTTCTTTGTTAGCCGTCTCCAAGAAATATTGGTACTGACGACTCTGATTTTTTTGTTGAGGGTGAATGGGAGTAAGCCGAGCTTCTTCCGCTCTCTATTCTCTTCCTTGAGATGTTGCTCTAAGCGTGACCTGTTAAGGAAAGTTGTCACTACGTTATCCCTGATCTCAGAGACCTTGCGGTCCAAGATCTCTCTTTCCTCGTTAGGAAAGAGGTCGTAACCGGCAGGCCGGGGAACGACAGGAAAGTAGTTTGACGCATCGAACTTCTTATCAAGGGGCTTGAAGCGAAGAGCCTTATTTATCTTCTTGTTCTTCTTACATATCACCTGGTAAGGATATGGAAGTTTCCAAAGAAATTTATCCTCTTGCTTCTTTAATATTCCTAGGTTAGATCTGACGCATTTGACAAAACCACTGGTGGTAGTCGTAGCATCATAGGCTAAACCAAGGACATCCTCTACATCAGCCTTCATGTAGAGGGCTTTGGCGTTCGTCTTCTTCACGTGTACACTATTATCAAATAATGTTGAATTGACTTCAGCAAGGGACTCAGACCTCAGGCACTTGTCCATGTTAGTCTCCATCCCTACTTGACCGCCGTTGTAGACAATACGACTAGCGAGGTCGCTTTTGCTACTAGGCTCCTTGAGCAATAAGTCATCACCATTAATCAGACAACGGTGCTGCGTCCACTCATTGAAAGAAATTTCCTTCCTCTCGAGTAAATCGGTAAGTGACATGTCGACGATAGTCTTATTCGTTAAACAGAGTAACGGGAAACTCATGAAGCATCCCATAGGTTGCCCCCGGAAAAAGTCCCTGGTAGGACCATAATCCGGGTCACCTTCCTCCGGTTCGAATCTAGCGTCGCGATTCTTAAGGATCAAGTTGCCAAGGACCCTCAAACATCTCTTTTCATCATCACTCATCTCGTCGGCCTGCTCGATCAGGATTTCAATTCCGGCTTGAACGTACTCTTTCTTTATGTTGTCAGTAGCTCCGATGTAATCGAAGCTAAGAAATTTCCCTTCACCGTTGAGTTCCGCTACGCGCTCAGACGTAGGATCACCCTTCAGAAGCCAAAGGCGACGCGAAAGCCGAGAGTACAAAGATTGGTGAAGTTGGGAGAGGACCTGATTATTGTAGGAAGAATAGCAAGTAACTACTCTTGGTTTGCCGCTGGAAAAAACCAACGCAGGACTACAAGTCTCAGAAAATTCCTCTCGATTCCAATTTCCACCTAATGTCCTCGGATTGTGACACGTCGCAGACCCGTTAGGGATATAAGAGTGCTTGTCTCTGTTCCACCCGGGTGGAACATTGGACCGAAAGGCCTTCTTATATCTCTCTAAATGATCGGTATCTACTTCAACGGGCTCAGCCATCCTGTACTTCCATTTCCCGACTATCTTATAGAACCCTGGTTCGCAGGCTCCGCAACAGTCCACCTCCACCTTCTGAGATGTTTTAAGGGAAAGTTCCTGAATTACATCGAGATCAGGAGGGAAACAGGAGCGCACAGCGGAGCGAACCCCACCGCACACTACGTCACCAACCTTTCTTTTGTCACCAACGATCCCGAGTTCAGAACTGAAGTACTCCACCAACTTCATAACCTGAGCTTTTAATTTTTTTGATTTTTTGCATGGACGTATTTCCTCCACACCGGTGAGCTCTTCTTCAGCCGCTAAGGGATCAAACTTGTTGTTAGAACGGTTTGAAAAGACACGATCATTGGCGACAACAGAACCGTCGTCATTATCAAAGTCTGTACCCTCAGCTCCTTCAGAGCCTCCACTTTCTTTCAAAGCTCGCCAACGCGCAACTTCTGTCACCGATAGTGGCGTCTCACCCTCCTCAAGACCGAGATCCTGAAAAGGATGAAGCCTGCTAGCGTCCGCAGCCCCCGTCCCTAACGCAGATAAAGGCCGGGATATACCTTTCTTTTTAATTACTCTGCTGGCAATACGCCGTTTCTGTTTTAAGCCGATAGCGTAGCGGCTAAGGGGAGTGTTAGATTTAGTCACTGTAAATTTATGACAAGTACAGCCATCGCTCTGTGCGACAACTACTCCGTCAACTATTACACAGTACGGACACTCCCCCGATGATGCGGCACTTTGTACCCCAGAGGTCTTATCCGCCCCCGACCCGAAGGCCTCGGCCGAAGCCTGCTCATTTAAATGGCTGAGCAATACCAAGGGTCGCCATTTACCATCATCTTGCCATTCTCTTTCTTTCCTTTGTATTTCGCGGTTATCTAATTTTGTGGCCATGGTGTTAGATTTGAAGAAAGAGGTTGGAGGGTTACAGAACCTGTCCCCTGCCAGACAGGAGTTATTAACCCTTGCGGGTTAACCCGACGCCTCTACGACGCCAGTTCACATGCCGAGGAGCAACACCCCAATAAAGGGGGCCTCTTGCCTGTACGTAGGCCAACCGGCAATCGATTCGTAATTTATAGACTACCGCCTTAGCTGACTGTCTAGCTTTTGTTTTCTTCCATCATAATCGTAATTCAGGAAGCCGACCTTGTCGGACGAGTACGGGTCTTGCCCACTCTCGGAGGGATTACTGCTACCCCGAGGGGCAGTCTTACTGGCATTCCAACCCGAGTCATAAGACTCTACCAATTTTACAGATTTGGTAAACTGAAGGAGCTTTCTTAACGGCGTGAGCTCCGAAATCCCGTTCCCCACCGCCGATATAATCCAGTCGAGACCAGACTATAAACGGACGGATACCCTCCGAATGTCCCTTTCCAAAGGGGAACCCAGGGTAGCTAGCCTTAAACGGC